CATAATAGAGGCAGGTAGTAAGTTTCCAGATGCAGGATTCATATATACCGATAGTGTAGAACTAGATGAATTCCATAACTCTATGACTTATCCTGATGGGTTTTGTTTTGGTTATGGTAAGTATCGAAAAGAGAATCATTATAGGAATACTTGGGATGTTGTAGATTCTCCGAACATAAATCCAAAAACAATTAGACATATAGTAGGTGTACCCAATCACATAAGAACATGGAGAAGAGATGTATATTTTTCGGTGGGAGGACACAATAGAAATCTATCCATCGCAGATGACTATGAATTAATCGTCAGAACATTCATAAAAACTAGATTTGTAAAAATACCAAAACTAGGATATCTTCAATACATCTATAATAATTCAAATGGAAGAAATACACATGACTTATCCAGAGCAGATATCCAGAGAAGAGTCAGATCAATTATGTATTTTTATAATGATGCAATAAATGAAAGATTTAAAGAATTAGGAGTCATTGATTATGCTTATGAAGAAAATGAAAACAATCCTTTATATGTAGAAAGTAGATTTGGAGAAGATGAAAACTATGTAAATTATATATGGTAGAGCGTAAAACCCACCCATCGAACCGTGGGTGGGATGCAAGCGATTAACCTTTTGAAAGAATATATTTCTGAATAGTTTCTGTTGAGACTTCACCGATTGAAATAAATGTTGATTTTACAAAAATTTAAAATAATTGTAAAAAAACTATGCTTTTACAAAATTTTAGACTATTTATTAATAGAATGAAGCAGATACACAAGTCATATAAATTTAGAATTTACCCAACAAAGGAACAAGAATCCTTGTTGAGTAAACACTTTGGGCATTGTAGATTTGTGTTTAATCACTTCTTGAATGAACGTAAAGAAAAATATCTTAACGAAAAAACTTCACTTAATTATTACGATAATGCAAAAACTTTAACTGAATTTAAAAAAAATGATGAGTTTGTTTGGTTAAAAGAAGTGAATAGTCAATCATTACAAGCGTCCATCAGAAACTTAGATATTGCATACAAAAACTTTTTCAATAAACAGAATAAATTTCCAAGATTTAAGTCAAAATATGATAGACAAAGTTTTAAAGTACCACAAAATATAATAGTTGAAAGCAGTAAACTTGTAATCCCTAAATTCAAAGAAGGTATTAAGTTGAACCATCATAGGCAGATGGAAGGTGAACCATTATTTGCAACCATATCTAAATCAGCGACAGGTAAATATTATGTTTCAATTACTTGTGAAGTAGAATATAAATCTTTTGAGAAAACCAATAAGTCTGTTGGAATAGATACTGGTATTAAAGAACTTGCAATCCTTTCGGATGGAAGTAGTTATGAAAATATTAAATCACTTAAAACTAAATTAAAGAAACTAAAATATGAACAACGACAGTTTTCTAAAAAACAAAAAGGAAGTCAGTCAAGAAATAAACAAAAAATAAAACTTGCTTTAATACACGAAAAAATCGCAAACATTAGAAAAGATTACTTACATAAAGTCTCAACTGAAATTATCAAAAACCACGATATAATATCAGTCGAAGATTTAGCAGTAAAAAACATAATGAAAAATCATTGTTTAGCACAAGCAATGAGTGATGTTTCGTTAGGTGCGTTTTACACAATGATTGAATACAAATCTAATTGGAATGATAGACAATTTGTAAAAATTGATAGATTTTTTCCAAGTAGCAAAACTTGTTCAAGTTGTGGCTGGATAAAACAAGATTTGACGCTTTCCATCAGAGAATGGACTTGTCATTCTTGTAGTGAAATTCATGATAGAGATGTAAATGCAGCAAAAAATATATTAAAACAAGGTATAAACATATTGTCTGGGTGTGGGATGCAGTCGGACATAAAACAAAAACATAGTGAGGCGTTACCGTTAGGTGAGTCTATGACCTATGAAGCCAATCCATCGCCTATGGCGTGGGTAGGTAATTCACATACAATGACTTATAGCGTAATCATTCCTACATTATGGAGATGTAATCTTTTAGAATTTTATAAGACCCTGCAAATTTTCAGCGGGGAACCTCAAATAAAAGAAATCATATTAATAGACAATGACATAACATTCAAACAAACAATAAAATCCAATATCCTAAACATAAGTCAAAAAATAAAATACTATCCACAACAAGAAAATATATATGTAAACCCATCATGGAACTTAGGCGTATCAAAATCCAGCGGGGAACACTTAATGATAGTAAATGATGACTTCCACATAACATCTAAAAAAACATTAAAGAACATATTAAAAACACATCAAGAGAATAAAGACATATTAAATAGCATATACGGAATATCAACATCATGTTACATAGAAGAACCTACATCCAATAAAATATACTTAACAGACAATGAAGGAAGAGGAACCGGGTGGGGATGCTTCTTCATATTACATAGATATACATGGACAGACATCCCAAATGAATTAAAGATATGGTTCGGAGATGATTACCTAACAAAACATGTACTAAGCAATGGAGGAAAAGTTTATACATTCAAAAACATAAAAGCATCCGCATTCTCACAGACAGTATCTCTACAAATATTCAATCCTATAATGGAAAATGATAGAATAATATACATGGAGAAATACGATAACTAAACTATTTATATAAAAACTAATAAGATGCCATCAAAAACAGAAAAACAACAAAAATTCTTTCAAATAGTAAAAGCCTATAAAGATAAGAAAATGTCCGCAGCAGAGGTAGGAAAGAACGTAGAAGATGCAGCTAAAGATATGTCAGATAAAGAAGTTGACAAATATACTAAATTAACAAAAGAAGATATTGACGAACTAAGAGAATTATTAAACATGAAAAAAGAAAATGTAATGCCTGACGTAAAACCCAATGACGCAGAAAATGCAGAAGAAGGTAGCATGGCAAAAAGTCAAGCTAAAGACATCATGAAATATGCTTTAGAGATTCACAAGATGATAAATGATAGAGATGATTTACCGGAATGGGTTGAATCTAAAATAACAAAAGCTCACGATTACATGACAACCCTATGTCAATACATGTCAAATGAATTAGAAAAGGATTCACAGGCATTTAAAAAGACCGATGAGGCATATTATAGTAGAAAGCCTAAGAGTGGAAAAGTTGGAGGCATTGGTAGATTAGTAGGAGCTGCCATGTCGATAGGAAAGAGATAATATGTTTTATATATTTTTTTGGATTTAAACAATGTAATAAAATGCAAGACATGGATTTAATAAAAAGGATTCAAGAATATTTTGGATTTAATAAAACTGGGCAATATGATCCGTTGACAGAAGCTGCGGTAAAGAATGTCCAAAGAAGTAATGAGGTTTACCCCGACGGAAAATTAGATGATTATACAGTCAATCTTATTTTTGAAGGAGAGCTTACAACTGATTTTTTAAGTAGAGTAGAGGTATCGGGAGATTTAGTTATTGACAGGAGACACATGCCTGATAAAGAATACATAAAAACAGAAACAAAAAAAGAGTATATATTCTTACATCATACGGCAGGTTGGGATAATCCATACAATGTTATTCATGGATGGTCGACAGATACTAGAGGAAGGATAGGAACTCAATATGTTATAGGAGGCCAAAGTGTTTTAAATACATCTAGTAAGTATGATGGAGTTATTGTTGAAGCTTTTCCAAAAGAGTATTATGCTTATCACTTAGGAATTGGCGCCACTTATATGCACTCACGGTCTGTAGGGATTGAATTATGTAATTTCGGATACTTAACGCAAGAAGGAACTAAATTCTATACGTACACTAGAAGAGAAGTTCACCCTAGTCAAGTAGTAACTCTTAAAAAGGATTTTAGAGGGTTTAGACACTTTCATAAGTATTCCGACAATCAGATATCAGCATTGAGGAAACTACTTATAAAAATATCTAACGACCACTCTATTGATTTAAAAGGAGGACTATACACTTATTTTAATTCACAAGATCCTTTTACAGCTTTAGATTACAAAGATGATGTAAAGAAAGGTCTTGTAAAAGGTGTATTCTCTCATACGAACGTTGTCATGTCTGGTAAATGGGATATTTTCCCACAGGATGAAATGGTTGACATGATAAGAAGTATTTAATTAACTGGGTCATACGTTTCTGTTTTTTTTGGATTTCTTATTTTTTTACTCGGCGGTAAGAAGAAGCTATCTTCTTTCCCATCTACATTTTTTGACATGTCGTAAATATTTCCAATAACTTCAAAAGGACATATCAAGTAGGTTAAATCTTCATTAGAAAAATCATGTCCTATTAGTTTTTGTATTTCGTTTAGCATATCTTTTGTTATGTTACTAATGATGTTTAATCTTTTGAGTTCTTGATATCTATATAATGGATAATCCCCGCAGAAAAATTGCAGAGTAACCGGATTCCACCTTACTCTCTCTAGCCTCATATATAGCTTGTAATCGTCTCCAAGAGATCTACTTAGTATGTTATCATTTTCATAGATTCGATTCCCCAGGGAGTCTCTAAAGCCCGTCCATGCATCACAGGACTCAAGAGAGAATCCTCTAGGCGTTCCCGCATAAACATATCCTAAATCCTTATTATCGGTATCAAATATGTTTTCAAATACTTCAATGATTTCGCCTTTCTTTAATTCCGCAAAACTCTTTTCCGCTCTAAACCTCAGTCTAAAAATAGTTTCCATAGTATGTTCATGTTTTAAAATAAATAATAAGTGCGAATATAGTAAAAACAATTGACTTACGAAACTATTTTATCATTTTTACGTTAAATAATTGTTTATAGACTTGTATATCATGATTATATCCCATAAATATAAATGCATTTTCATAAGAATTCCTAAGACTGGTTCAACTAGCATAGAAACCTATTTGAAGGAAGTTGACCCGGATTGCATTTCATCAGGGGATAAACCTCCGTATGGACACGATACATGTTCACAGTTATTAGAAGAATATGGTCATACAGTATGGAACTCTTATTACAAATTTACATTTATACGAGAACCCTATCAATGGTATAAATCATATTACTCAGATCTCTTAAATTATTCGTGGGATGAAGATAGTGAATTAGCGAAAAAAAGTTTAGGATTAGTCTTGACAGAGTATAATACTTTACCGGAACCTGTCAATAATACATTACACGAGAAGCATATTATGATAATTCAATTACTAAATGATTTTTGGTTCTACCCTTCTATCTTCGGTAAAATAATGGATAATCATGTGACTCAAATATCATGGATAGATAAGCCAATTAATTTTATAGGACGTACAGAATTTTTAGATGAGGATTTTAGAGATATATGCAACAAATTAAATATTCCTTCTACCGAACTAAAGAGATTAAATACATCAGATTCTCATAAATTAAATCATAGTGAGGGATCGAAGAGATTAATTAAATGTTTAGCAGAGAAAGACTTAGAATTATATTACAACACAAAACCAATAACAAATAATCGTTATTAATGTGTAATTATATAAAAAAGTAAGTTTATAGCAAAATAACACTATTTATAATAAAACGCTGTAATTATGGGCAGACCTAAGAAAACAGAAATAGATCCTCAAAAAGAAATAAAGACGGATCAAGAAGTTAAAAAACAAAAGAAAGCACCTCCTGTAAATAAGACAAGAGAGGATGCATCTGGTTTTAGAACTACAATCCCTTCGGAGCATGTGTATAAACTAAAGGTAACTACTTCTCAGGGAGAAAGAGTCATAGTTACCGAAAATTTGTCCCAGATAGTAGATGCAATTAAAAAAGCAAAACAAGCAGAGAAATCGATATTACATAAATTAAAGGACGCTACATTGAGTTTTTTTAGAGGATTTAAAAAATAGTTTTACATGAGTGGTATTATCATTACCGATTATTTGAGAAGATATTTACGAAAAGATTTAGATAACTTTCATAAATATTTACAGATTATAGCAGAGGAAGGAGCAAATTATAGTGACCGGTTAATTCGCCGCAGGGATAAACTACATCTAAATGCTATTAAAGGATTGTTTGCATTTGTCGTAGATTCTAAAACATTCAATGAGATTTCTTCCGCAGATAGAATATATTTTCTAATTGATGCCATGTATTATTATTTTCCATTCGGAAGACATGAGAAAATGAAAAAAGATGAAGCATTCATTTATGATGTTTTTATCAAGGAATGTAGGAAAGAAGATGTATTGAGGAGGCCGGAGTATGAGAAATGGCTAGTCAAAAAAAAGGGCGGGGATTATTGGAAATGGATGCATCAGATATTAGGAGCAGACTGGGAAGAATCCAAAAATGAATCAATGAAAATGAAAAAAGCATATAAAGAAAGAGTAAAGAACAGAGATTTAAGAAACCAATCCATAAACCCAGAAACATGAATTATAATGATGAAGACTTTCTAAGAAGAATAGTAGGCGTAGGAACCTTAGGATACTCATTAGAAAAAATAATGAATGTATTAGATATTCCTACATCTGATATGAAATCATTTACAGATGAATTTTACAATAAGAACAGTGAAGTATATAGAGCATACAAGAAAGGAATAGATAAAGCAGATTACGTCATAGACATGAAACTATTTGAAGAAGCTAAAAGTGGAAACATAAGAGCTTTAAAAAAATATGAAGAAAGAAAAGATAAAGAGATATATAGACAACGGAGAGCCCAAACATTAAAAGATGAAGAATAAGATTGAATATATAGATGTAAATAGATTATCAGAGAATCCAAGAAACAGTAAGATACATCCGGATGAACAGATAGCAAAATTAATGAAGAGCATCACAGAGTTCGGATTTAACATTCCTATCCTCATTGATAAGAAAAACATGATTATTGCTGGACATGCTCGATTCCTGGCAGCAAAAGCATTACATATAGATTCTATTCCATCTATACGCATTGAAAATTTAACTGATGATCAAATAAAAGCTTATTCCATAGCAGATAATAAGCTAACAGAATTAGGAGAATGGGACTATACAAAGTTAAGCGATGAATTAGAATATCTCAATTCTGTTGACATAGATGCAATGGCCATGGGATTTGATTATGAAGATTTTGAAATGCTAAATGAATCTTTCCAAAATGATGATGACATCTTATCTGCAACGAAATCTGAATCATCTTCTCCATCTAAAAATAAAAAAAGCATTGTCTTCTCTTACAACATAGAAGATTATACAAACATGATGAAGAAATTCAAGACAGTAATGAATGAGAACGACATAAAAGCTAATGCAGAAGTTATTAGATTATTGATTGAACACTATAATGAAAGACATGATGGGTAAATTAAATATAGAGATTGTTGACATTGATGAAATA